ACCTGCTTCTGCCATATGCGGTATATCTTTATAGCTAAAATCTATACCATATAAACAAATTTTCCCTACTTCTTTAGCTATAGCAAAGGCTATGGCATAAGGAACAGTATTATTTAAATAAGCGTAATTAGTTTTTTGTAAAACTTCTTGCAAAGGGTATTCTATTACATCAGGGCATCTTTTGTCTAAACAACAAGAATAAATAGGAATATTTAATTTTTGTAATAATCTTTCTTTCATTACATTTGTTTGTTTTCCAGCCATTTCTCCATCTAAAAAACGAGATGCTGGATCAAGCATAAAAACACGATCATGGAAAATAGCAGAAGACATTGCGTTTATAGCCCATACTTCATCAAAAGCATCACTTCTTGTTTTAGCAAGAATGTATTCTGCAAAAGTATTTCCTAAACCGACTATGGCTATTGTTTTATTTTTTAAATTATTCATGTTCTTGGCTTTAGTAATTTTCCTGCTCTGAAAGCGTCTTTGTCTTCCATTCCTTCTGCATAATTTTTTAACCTAGAAAGAGCTTCTGCATATCTATCGGAATACATTTTAATTACGTCTCCTTCACCTTTCATAAAAATATAGGCTTCAACTAAACAACCGTATAATAAAGCATCAGTAGCATTGTCACCTATCCACGTTGTACCAGTATTGTCTGTTGTTATTGAAGCTGGTCTATAGAAGTAGTGCAGTTCTGCTGTATAGTTAGCATCAGGAGTCGGTGCAACAATAAAAGTTTCAAAGTCAAAAGGTGCATAATACTTTGGGTTTCCTGTTGTTGAATTTCCACCAGGCGTGTATTGCTGTAAAAAACTTACGTCTTTTTGCAAAAGAAAATTAGTATTTCCACTAGAGTCTAAAAAAGCTAAAGAAAAAGAAGAAAGATAATCACTAGGCATAGACAAAAACTTATTACCACTAGTGAATACTCCAGAAGCATTTTTACGAAAATACTCTAAATCTATAGATTTAAATATTCGTTCTTCTGCATTCGTTATAAAAAAAGGTATTTCTGCAACAAATGTTGTTTCGGAATTATCTGTCCAATCTTTAATAGATTGAGTTAATGTAGTTAATGTCCATGCCATTATGTTATACTCACCGTTACGCTGCCTAAAGAAGATGTGGCTTCAAAAGTGTTTAATTTAGAACCTATTATACCTAAACCTGTGTTTGTATAAATAGTAAAAACAGTAAAATCATCATCATTGTCTGGTCTAGCATTTCTTATAGCCTCTGGATCAGTTGAAACTTTTGGAGGAGTTAATTGAGGATGCTTCTCCTCATACTCATCTTTGCCTACTAATAATCCTGTCCATTCCTTACGCATATCTTTTAATCTGTATCTAAATCCAGATCTATCTGATAATCCATAAGCGTGTTTACCAGACGCAAAAGCTCCCATTATCCTACCTTATAAAAACTTAATTGAGGTGTTACAGTAAAAGAAGATCTGTCTCTATCTTCTCCTATAGCTCTTTCAAATTCTTCTTCATAAACGCTTTTTAATAATTGTATTCTATCAGGAGCTTTTTTCATAGCTATATAGTAGGCAAGACCAGCAGTTAGACAAGGATAAAATCTAAATGGTATTTCCATTGTGTTTACAGCAGAATCTGCATCTTGTATTCTTGTTAAAGCATCATATACAATCGTATCTGTGCTATTTTCTGGTGTTGGCCATATTTTTAAATTTGGTGTAATTTGCCTATCAAGGAAAAACTGAGTTGGTCTTCCAGTCGTGGTCTTACTTGGAGTAGACAAATAAGCATCTCTACTTATTCTTGACATACTAAAATCTGTAGTGCCTCTGTGGACAACAGCAGAAAGTATATCAATTACATCTGTACCTAAAGAATACTCTGCATCATTTGCAGTTAGAGCTTGAGTTCTTTGTGAAATAGTCCATTGGTTTAAACCTCTGTTAGCCCATTCTGCTAACATAATGTTTAAAGACCTTCTAGCCGTTTGAAGATCATATCCAGTACGAACTTCTAATCCACATCTCTCAAAGGCTTCTTCAATATAATCAGCTACGTCAAGTTCAAAGTTTGTTGAGCTAGAAGTTGTCATTTCTTTTTTCTCCTAAGAGATTTAACTCTTCTTGGTTTACCTGCGGGTTGTCCTATTTTATTCTTCTGACTTATTCTACTTCTTTTTTCTGCTGATGTCATCTCTGAACTAGTTTTTGGAGTTTTTGAAGAAACTCTTTTGCTTGGGCGACAATAAGGAGTTCCTCTTTTCTCACCTTTTTGACGACCACATGCTTTGCCAGTTTTAACATCTTTCCAGCCTTCCTTAAACCATCTTTTTAAAGCTAGACCTTTTTGTGTTTTACGAACTGCCATTATCTATACTTTGTAACTTTGCGTCTGTTTTCCATAACTATGCCACATCCTCTGGCTATCTTTGGATTTTTAGATGTTCTTTTTCTTTTGCCTCTTGCAACAGAACCTCCTTTTTTCATCTCAACAACACCACCTTCAGCTTTCTTTTTTGCATTTCCATAGTTAGCAGCTCCAACTTTTCTACATTTTGCAATAGCTCCACTAGCATACGCAGAAGGGAAAACTCTGTATCTTGCTTTAACTTTTCTGTAACAAGCGTCTTTTGGCATTCTTTTTTACCTTTACTACTGTCTTTATTTTCTTTATCTTCTTTTTCTTTGAAGGAGGCTTAGATATTTGCATACTCATTTGAGATCTACCCATAGCCATTATTTTAACAACGCTAACAATTCTGTTACCGCCCCCGTATTAGTTACAGCTATCACTGCCAAAGCACCAATAAGCATCCATTTAGCTTGAAATACTGCTCGTTTAATATCTGTCATGTCTGCTCTTAATTCATCAACATGCTTTACAAGATAGTCTTGTTTAGATTTCCATTCGGCAAATTCTATTTGCAAAGACTGAACATTTTTTTCCATTAGCACTTCCACCTTTTTCTAGCTTGTCGTAAACGACTATTTGGATCTTTAGCGGCTTTAGGGAACTTCTTCATTTGTCCTGCACTTCTTGCACAATAAGACTTACGTCTTTTTGATGCCTTGCTACCAGCCTTAACTTTACCAGTTACTGCTGTTTTTAATTTACTGCCAGGATTGTCTTTACGATATTTAGCGACACCCTTTGCAGTCATGCCAGCACCAGACTTCGTAGGTCTTTTCTGTCCACCACCTATGGTGTGACCTTTCATAGTGCCTTTTTTCTTTTTCTCAGCCATCTCTACCTCTATGCGAAGAAGAACGTCATCATATCTACTGTGCCAACAGTGTATCTAATACTTAAACCACTCTCAAATAAAACACCATTTTGAGGTATAGTTCTATCAAGCGTTGTATTATCAGTTCCTATTGTTCTTGCTTTAAACAATACTGTTCCTGATTCTGGAGTTCCATCAATAAATTCAACAGTTCCAGTAGAGCCACCAGATACAATTGAGAATCCTTTTAGACGAACTCTAATGCCACCACCAACGGCTTGTGCAGCAGAAGCAATAGAACCTATTTCTATATTAGCTGCGAATTTAGCAGAACTTGTAATTGAAGTAACTGTTTTAAAAAATTTAGTACCATCAACAGCTTCAGCAGAACCAGTAGAAACAATTACTTCTGTTAAAGCATTATCAAAAACATCCGTTCCAACAATAGTGTTTGTTTTAGCATTATCGCCAGTACCAGAAGTTTTTACTGATAAAATTCTAGCACCCCCAGAAGCAAAAGCTGTATTCGCTAATGTTGCTGTTGTATCTGGTCTTGCTGCTGTAACAATAAAGTTATCATCTGCAGCAACTTCATCACTTATAAAAGCTGGTTTTACGTCTGACTTACCACCTGACATTCCCATATTATTCTCCTTATAAAAGTGTGGGGGTAATTAACCCCCACTATCGATTAGTTGTTAGCTGTTGTAACTGCTATAGTTCCACCAGATGTTCTAATCATCATCTTCACTGCCATCTCATCTGTATTGTTGGCGGCTTCAAAATAAATATATGAACCTGCTAGTATTGTTGTTTCTGCTCCAGAAGCTGTTAAGATAATCTTAGCATGTGCATCTGTAGTTCCTGCTTCACGCTCTAGTACATTAGTTCCAGCACCTGTAACAAAGGCTTCAAAAGATGACGCATCAAGTTCGTTATTTGTATGAACTTGTAATGTTAATAATGCTGATGCAGCTATAACATTATTGTTAAAAATAATTAAACTTTTGTGTGTGTCTGAAGCAAGATCAGTTGTTGAAGCTGTTAAAGCTAAAGTAGAACCAACATTACCATTATATCTTACAACACTTTGATTAGCAGCAATCGATGTAGCACCTGCGGCAATTGTAAAGTCTGTACCAACAACACCTGTACCACCAAAAATAGCACCTGTTTGTGCTGCTGAAAGAACAGCAGATTGACTTGCTACTTGTTCTAAAGCCATTGATAATCTCAATGCTGTGTTAGGGTTTGTAAGAAGATCATCTACGTTTGCAATAGTACCTTGATCGGGTTTACCAAAGTTAAGAGACCATGTAGG